TTTTGGTGGCGTGACCCGTAGTCCGTGCCGGGACCGTGCTTCGAGCCGGGCAATGTCTTCCCGCTCGCCCCGCATTGCTTGCATGTCGGGATCATTCTTATTGCGACCAGCCCGGATGTTGTCGTTGTATCGGCGCGTGAGGTCATCATGCAGGGCTTGGCGACCGGCCTTTGTCTTTTTCAATTCCGCGCGGTCATCGGCCTGCATCTGCTCGATAGATTTGCCCGACATCCGCGCGCCGATGACGTGCGGCACGTCCCATTTCAGCGGGTTGCTCTGCTGGGTAGACATCAGCTTCTGCACGTCCATCTGCGCGAAGAAGTTGGCAGCGGCAGTCGCGGCCTGCGTGAAGGCATTCGCCAAAGCCATCAGGGCGTCGGCGTTCTGGATAATCGCGCCCGCCATCTGGGCGTTGACGATCATCTTCATCGTGTCGAGTTGGTCATTCACCTGCCCGCCGTTGCGCAACAGGTGGTCGTCCAGCACGATCCCGTAGGATTCTGCGGCATCGGCAAGGGTATTGAAGCCCTTCGACCCATCGGACATCAGAAGGGTGAGATCGCCCGCCGACTTACCAAATAACTCGATTGTCTTCTGATTGCGGGCCGTCACGGTGCCGAGCTTCGCAATACCGTCCATTGCTTGTTTGAGCGCGGTGTCGGTATCCGCGCTCCTGACGCCAAGGTCATGGAAGGATTTCGTCAGCGCCTTGTTGCCGTTCTGCGCTGCGCCAAGGTTCTTTGCGAATTTCTCCACCGCCGCATCGGCATTCTCAACCGATGAACCGGAGAGTTGGGCGGCGTAGCGGAATTCTTGAATCGTCTTGGTCGTCGCGCCGGTGCGGTCAGCGAGATCAACGATGGCGTCACCGTAATCGAACGCTTCTTGGATGCGCTCTTGAAGAATGTCGAATGAGAATGCGCCGATGAAGCCACCCGCAAAGCCAATGGCGGCATTCTTCGCGATGTTCATCGCATTCGTGATTTGCGATGCGGTCTGCTGCGTCGCGCGGGACGCATTCCGAAGACCGGCAATAAACTGAGCGCTTTCGAGCGCGAGATCAACTACGAGACTACCAACATTTGCCATGCTGGTATTTAGCGGCTGGTGTCATCCTCAATGACGTTGAACCCGGCGAACGCCGCCGCAATACGATCCTCAAGCGTGATGGCTGCGGTGCGCTTCGCCTCTAATCGGGCGGTTTCTTCGGGGTCGCGGTCGAGGAAGTGGGGAGCCTCTTTTTCCGTTCGCTTATACCACTCCATTTCGAGGAGAAGGCGGGTGCGATCGTCCTCAGCGGGAGAGCCGAAGGGTTCGAAAAAGTGGTAGGCTTCCCATTCCGCTAACTCATCCGGCGACAACTGCCGATTGAGTTCACTTACTGTTTTGCCGAGCGCGAGCGCGAGGCGGAAGAGGAAGCGCCTTTCCGGGCTGGCGCGGAATTTTTTTTAGACTTTCGGGATCACGTCGAGCGTGTTCCTGCATGGCCTGCCACAGCGAGACGATGGTCTGGTAATCGAGTTCAGCAAAGGCGTCATAGTCCGCGACGCTGAACATCTGGTCGCCGTTTTCGTCCACGATCCCGAAAATTACGGTCAGGATCGCTTGCTCGTAGAGATCGACGCGGGGCAGGCCCTCGCGCTCCCCCTCCGGTAATGCCTGATCTTCCTTCCAAGCGGTATGCGCGGCGTCGTTGGCGTAGATGGCATCAAGGAGGTCCACGCGCGCCCGCGCCGACAAGGCGCGGATGCGCACGGTGCCGCCCCACTCGGGAACCTCAACATCAGAGGTTGGAATGGGAGCGGCAAGGATCGCGTCTCGTGAGAGGAGCATCAGGCGGCAGTGCCCTTTGTGACTGGGCCACTGACCTCAAGCGTGATCGCGCCGGTCCACTGCTTATCGACACCGCCTGATTTCTCAAAGGAGGGGACGAAGGCGTCGAACGTCCATTGGGTGCCGCTGGCCACTACTTTGAACGATGCCAGCGTACCGGCGGTGCGCGCCGTGTCACACGCTACCTGACCAGCGTCCGCAACAATGTAGTTCACGCTGATCTTTATCGAACCCTCATCGGGGATTCCCATCTGCTTTTCTTTTGCAACGGAATCCAAGTCCGTCACGTCAATGATTGATGCAGCGCCCGAGCCGATGCCGCTGAAGTCGGTGACGCCCGAGATTTTTGTGTAGGTGCTGCCGGTCTTGATTGAGATTGTCGTTCCCTGCGACGGCAAAACGTTCTTGGCCATATTTCTCCTGAAAAATATAGTTCAGGATATTTATCTCAATGGCCTGATTTAGACGGTTGTGTAGAATTTGAAGAACAAGAGTGCTCGGTGAAGTGTGGCCTGCGTCGTGGTGTCGGCCATCATATGTTCGTCAAGCCACTCGACAGTCTCGACGCCGTTTTCTCGCCAGATTATGAGGCTGTTTCGGATGGCGCGCGCGAGAAGTTTGGCTTGTCCGTAAGTCTCACTCGATATGCTAATTTGGAACGTCACGAACCCTTCGTCGCCTGCTGATCCGTCAAGATCGGTCGTGACCTGTGTTTCGAGAAGCTGATAGACCGCACACGGGAGAGCGTAAGCGGTTGGCGCGACGCTGGGGTAGACATTCGCGATACAAGTTTTGAGGCGTGCGTTGAGAAGCTGGTCAATCATACGATATTTAGACGCCGCGCTTGATCAACTGCTTGTTCAGAACCTTGCCGATTATGTCGATGATAGATTGCTGAGAGTTTGTCAGCGCGCGAATCATGAAGGGGTCGGCGGCATTGTGAATGCTGCCGAACTCAACGAATGAAGAATGGTACGCGCGTGAGCCGATCGTTACCGCGTTCTTGACCTGCGTGGGGTCGCTGCTTTTGAGTTTCTTTACTTTGATATTGTTGACGATCTTCCCATGCGTTTCCTGCCGCGTCGTGCCACCCTTATTGTGACGGGTGCGCATTTCGCCTTCGGAAGTCTTGGGTGAGTTAGGGGCCTCTTCGATTGCCTCTTTGCGCAACGTGGCCGCGCCTGCGCGGTTCGCAATCTGGCCAGCTTTGGTGGCTTCCTGCTTTGACAGGCTCTCTAGGCGGTCTTGGAGAGCCGCCAGACCCCGCATATCGGCGGTGATCACAGGCGCTCCTCCAGTGTGAGGACCATCGTCTGGCGGCGGTCTGGCTGGTCGATCGCCACGATGTCGAATTCGGTGTCATCGATCTGAACGCGCATCGCAGTGGTGATGTCGGGGCGATAGCGGATTAGGTATCGAGCCGTTGAGTATGTGTCGCGGCCACCCGCCCGTGCGGCATCCTGCGTGCGCAATTCGAGCCGCTGGGCATACAGGGATGCGATCTGGCGAAAGCTGGTAATGACCTGACCGAATTCGTCCTGTTCGTTGCCTGCGTCGTCGTAGCTGCCCGCGTCATCGCTCGCGCCAGCGCCTGCCGCGAAGAACATGAGCGAGGAACCGCTCGTGTCATTGGGTTCGATAGCGGGTGCCCCCGCTGCGACACGCGTCAGGGAGATGTTGGGCGAACCGCTGCGTGCGCTCAGGAGCGTCAATCGCCGGTCGAGTTGTCCCGCATTGATCTTCACAGCGAAAACACCCGAAATGGGGCGCAAAGGCGGGAGATTGTCATCATGGCGGCAGTGGTGTCGCCCGCGCGATCATCGAAATGCGCCGCGACGTGAACGGCGATGGCGTGTTTGAGCGCGGTCGGGACAATCGGCGTCACAAGCTTCCCGTCGCCGTCCGTGTAAGGACGTATCCGTCTGCTGGTCAGGTGTTCGACAATATCCGCGCCAGAATCGACCAGCATCTGTATCGCGTTTGGGTCGGTTCCGGCATCAATTCTGAGCCATTCTTGAAGTTCGCTTTGGGTGATCAGCATGAAGATATTTATGCTGATACGAAAAGAGCGGGGATTGCTCCCCGCTCTTCGCTTTTCATCCTGCTATTCCGGCTTATGCCGCGACCTTCAGAAGCTTGTAAGCTGCCGTATCTACGACACAGCCACCAACACGCTTACGCGTCTGGTAGGTGACGTAGGGCTGGGCGATATACGGGTTGTAGAGCATGGACATCCCGACACGGTCGGCGATGGTGTAAGCTCGCTGGAAGTCACCGAATACGATAGGCGTCGAGTTCGCTGCGATATTCGGCATGTCTTCGGCTTCCACAACTTCATAACCTGCCAGCAAGCCGGGGACGCCCGACTGGAGACTGTCCTGCCACAGGTAGCGGCCAGTGGTGTCCTTCAACATGCGGACCTGACCAAGCGTATCCTTGTTCATGATGAAGCGGGCGTTCGGGCGGTAAGCGGCCTTCAGCGAGTGGACCAACGCGATGATGGAATCAGCGGTGATCTTCGCGGCGTCACCAGTCTTCACGGCCTGCACGGTGCCGAAGGCGCGGGTAGAGTCGGCGGTGAACGCCGTGGTGACATTGAGGAGGCCTTTGGGCTTCTTCACCCCATCGCCAAGCAGGAATGCCGCACCTTCCGCACGAGCAAACTCCGTCGCGACCTCACTGGTCACGAAGCTCGCGATGTCGAATGCGGAATCCTCAAGGATCGTCTGCGTGACGAACGGGCTGGCATATAGCTCGCCAAAGGACGGCACGATTTCGACCAGCGACGACGCGGCGGTTTCGGGGCGAGCATCCTTCTCGCCGACCCATGCCGACGCGGTCCCGCCTACGGAGAACGGAATGTGGAAATCAGGCGTCGTGACGGAGATGACCCGCGCGACCGAGCGCATCGGCGAGATGTCGATCACGGCCTTCTGAATCTGGCTGTCGATCAGCTTCGGCACGGTGTAGCCGCCCTCAGCCGGGACCAGCGCCGACATCGCCTTGATTTCCATGGAGTCGCCGCCACGGAGGTACATGTTGAACGCCTTCGTCTCATTGTCGGTCGTAATGTTCGACACGATGGCGGGGCGATTTGCGGCAGTTTCGAGCGCCTTAATTTCGGCGCGAAGCTCGGTCAGCGCCGTGTTCAGCGCGTCAGCCTGCTTGGTTTCTGCACGGTCTACGGCAGACTTGAACTCGGTTTCGAGATTCGCGAGTTCGGTATTCAGATTAGCGGACATACATCTCCTTGATTGTTGCAACACTCGATCGGATGGCCGCTAGCGCAGCCTCGTGGTATTTAGCTTCCTGTTCATCGTCAGCGTCTTCCTCGACATCACCCGACTTTTCCTCTTCGTCATCCGTCACCTCGTCATCGGTGGCGTCATCATCGCGGCTGTCAAAAAGCTTTGTGATCGCGTCTTCACCAAAGCCCGCATCCGTGAGTTTCTTTTTCAAATCTTCATCCATGTCATTCTCCTGATTCTTAACGCTCGCGACCCGCGCCAATTCATTGCACGGGAAGGTAACGACTGAGATTTCTATCAACTTCGCCTCAGTGATTGTTCGCGTCTTCCCGTCGATTTCATATCCGGTCGCGATGTATCCGATAGACAGCCCAGAAACTGCCCCGGCCTTCACCGCTGCGTAGGCATCGCGACCCGCTGTGGTGTCGAGGAATTGGCCGCTGGCTTTGAGGCCGGTTGAGTCCTCTGTGAGATCGGTCCACACGCCAATCGGTAGCGCGAAGGCATCGTGATTGAAGAACATGGCGGGCATCGTTCCCGCCGACTTGTGTTCTTCGAGCGTGGCGCTGAATGCTCCGGGCGCGATGATGTCGCGCGCCTGATCCACATTGTTGAAAACTGCGCCATAGCCCTCGAAGGTGCGCGCCGTCGCACCTTCCGTTTCGGCAAATTTGACCTCTATCTTTCCCGCGAATGCCTTCTTTTCCATGTTGGTATTTATTCGGCGGGGGCTTGTGGCTGCTTGTCGGGGCCGAAGAGATTGACAGCGGGCGTCAGGAGGTCGGCTGTGGGATCATCGGATCGATCGAAACCTTCCATCTCACGAGCCTCATTGCGTGTGAATATGCCGCTCGCGATCCCATTTTTATAATACTCCATCCGCTCTTTAGCGGTGCCCCGTAGAAAGTCGCGATTGTCGATGGTGATGCGAAGGCCTGCGGCGCGTTCGGCATCGGTCAAAAGTGCTTTTTCGGCTGACTGCATATAGCGCGCGTGCCAATGGGCATCGGTGTCTTGATCGTGCGCGATATGAGCTTGCTCGACGCTCGCATAGGATTGTGAGCCAAGCGACTGAAAGACCTTCGTCGGGCTAACGCGAAAGAAGCGGCAAACTTCTTCTATCTGGTAGCGGCGAGCTTCGATCCACTGTGCATCGTTGGCCGTGGACGCGAGCGGGTTGAACTCGACGCCAGCGGGGAGGAGGATCGTCTTATGGGCGTTGCCCACACCCTTCGCTTGTGAGTTCCAAAACTCGGTGAGTTCGCGGACCTGATCGGGGTTGAGGACTGTGCCATTTGCCGGAGACAGGATGCCTCCCGGCTTTGCGCCGTTTTTAAATAGGTTTGCGCCGTACGTCTCGGTTGCGGTCGCGAGGCCGAGGGCGTTGCGAGCCGCCTTGATCGTGGGCATCCCCTCATAACTCAGCCATGCCGGTCCCTTGAGGTGCCAAATCTGCGACGATGGGACACGCATTCCATACAAGTAGTAGCGCACTTCGCCGCCCAGCTTGGTTTCATCCACCTCTATCGCGACGTTTCCGGGGTCGATGGGTAGAAGCTCAAGAATTTCGCCAGTGCGCTGAGAGCGATTGATGAAGACGTGGGCGTTGCTGTTTAACGCGAGATGCCAGCCAATCTGTTCGCGAAATTCGTAGCTGGTTTGACGCGAATTTGGTGAACGGTTGAGAAGATTGTAGAGCGAATGATCGGTTGCGGCGATGCGTCCGGTAGATGTTTCGCGATGAAGATAGCACGGCGGCAGGGCGAGGCCCTCAGCAATGACGCGGGCACAAGCATGAACCGCGCTGACCGTCGTGCCACCAACACCGACGCCCATGGCTTCGCGAAGTGCCTCCTCTACCGCTTCCGGCGAGGAGATCGTCGGCGTTACTGTATTGTATTCTGACTTCCGTTCTGTCGCTCCAAAGAGCCAATCCATAAAACCCATTGGTTATTTAGGTAGATGGGATTAGTCCAAGACGGCGAACGTCAGTTTGACGGGCGGGGTAGGGGGCGTTTCACATGATGCGGCGTACGCCATCAATGTCGCGATCATCACGTCTATCTTCTGATGTTTTTGCGACTTTGACGGCTTTACGGGAATGCGCGTCACTCCCTTTTCATAGATCGCGACATTAGCCGCGCACCAGTTCAAAACAGGATTGTTTGGATGGCGGATATGGCCGTTCTTCAGGTCGGCCTCAAAGTCATCAAGGGTGGTAGTCCAGAGGGCAGGGGCAGATGCTGGCCAAATCTCTGTCTCGATTCCAAGTGCTTCGACTTCCTGCCGAAGAAACTCACCCTGCCATGGGTCGAAGATCGCTTTCACAATCTTGAAGTCGCGGCATAGTTGGAGCACGTGACGCCTGACTTCTTCAAAGTCAGAGGCGGTACCGTCCGTCGCGCTCAGGTGGCCGCTGTCTATCCAATTTCGGTATGCGGGAGCGTTTGGAGATGCGTCCAGCGCGCCTTCGGGAAGATGGGCGAACGGGAAGATGAGCTTGCGGCCAGCGTCCGGGATGATCAGCGAGACGGCAGTGAGGTCCTGACGCGTGGAGATGTCAGCGGCGAGATAGGCTTCCCAGCCGCGATAGCGGGTGATGTCGAGCGTTTCGTCTATCGCCGACGCCCAAAGCTGCGTCGTCAGCCATCCCGCTGCGCTCGCCACCCACTGGTTGAGATGTTTGGTGCGGATCGCGGCCTGCTTGGCGGGCGATTGGCGCGCCTCGCTAAGCTGGTCCTGTAGATAGGCGGCACCGACACTCACGCCCCAACACGGATTGGCCTTCCGCCACGATGCTTCGTCACGCCAATCGTCGCCGGGGTCGATGGTGTAGATGAGGGCGAAAAGGCGATCATTCGCCTTCAGGCCCGCCAGCACGGCTTCGGCCTCCATCTGCTCAGCATGGCAGACGCCAGCGAGATTGTTGCCCGCCGTCGTGATAATTAGGAGAAGGGGCTGAGAGCGCGCCCCCATGCCCGTGCGGAAGGCGTTAATCTGGGTATCGTCGCGGGCCTGATGAAGCTCATCGCAGCACGCGAAATGGGGTGATGAACCATCCTTGGTATTGGCGATGACACGAGAGAATTTGGAACCAGTCGTGACGCTATAAATGGCGGATTTCGCCACGCTGATGTCGAGGGCTTCGGCTAAGCCGGGTGACATCTCCACCATACGGCGGGCGGGCTCGAATACCTCGTTCGCCTGCTCCAGCGAGGTCGCACCGCTATAGCCCTCAGCGCCCGGCTCGCCATCGGCGAAAACCATGTAAAGCGCGATTCCTGCCGCTAAGAGGCTCTTCCCGTTTTTGCGGGGCAGGAGGATGAGCGCCTGACGGTAGCGCCGAAGGCCGGTCGTGCGCTCAAGCCATCCGAAGATGTTCGCCAGCGCGAAGACCTGAAACGGTTCAAGGCGGATGGGTTGGCCAGCCCATTTGCCTTTGACGTGGACAAGGCCCTGTATGAAATTGCAGACGTGATCGACCGCATCTTCACTAAAGATGAGGTCCCGGCGTTCAAAATCGGCTTGGAAACGCTGCGCCGCCTGCTTGATCTGGACGCACGCGGGCGTCTTTCCACTCAATATGTCTTTGGCATAAGCGGCGGCGATGGCTGAAAAACTGTTTCGGGTGAACCTTCTCACCCAATATTTAGGATCAGCGCTACTTGGGGCGGACGGTGAAGGGCGACGACGTGGGTTTGTCCGCCGTTCCTGTGCGCGCGAGCCGAGAGCGAAGCCCCGCAATGCCGAGCAGTTCCGCCATGCGGCGAAGCTCGGTCAGAAGTGCAGCCTTGGGAAGCTCACCCGCGCTAATCTGGTCGCGATAGAGGGCTTCCATCGTGCAATAGCGGGCAAAGAGGCTGCTATCGGCTTCTGTGATGCCGCAGGACATAACCCGGTGGAGTTCCTCGCGCCAAACCGCGCGTGCGTCCTTGGTCAAATACCGGGGAGGGACTGGTGCACTCTTGGCAGGCGTCGCGATTTCGGTGATGTCTGCGTGGCGGTCGGCGCGGAACGTTCCCGCGAGTGCCTTGGCGGCTGGATTGGCTATACGTCGTCCTGTTTTCACGGTGGTATTTAGTGCGCGATGTGGATTGTCAAAATGGGGGGAGGGGCAATGCGTGACGATTATTGATGTTGCTCTACCAGTAATTCTGATTGGTCTGAAGTTTGTCTTTCGGGTATTCGGTCACAAAGCGTCTACGTGGACAGAAATCGTTCAGGCTGCAATAATGCTCCCTGTCGATATGCTATTCCTGTCATACTCTTTTTGTGCTGCCGTTGCGATGGCAAGACCGGATCACGCTGAAACATTTGGATTTAAGGGGACGATGGTTGGAACTTTATCTATTGTTATAATAACATTCTTTGTAGTTTTTCTGTGTAGAGAGAGTGAGTCTCGCTACGTTCGAGAAGGAAACAATAAGTCTATTTTGTTTTTTTCGGGCGCATTCTTTTTGTCGGTTTTTTCGGTGATCGTATCTATCGCTTTGGTTGGGAGTTTGTAACGTGATTTCCATAAGCCTTGCGACGGCCCTTCAGTGGGCTGGGTTGATCACAGCCTTTTTTGCCTGCTTGATGTCAGTCATGATTTTTGTCGTGACTAAAAATAAATCGCGGTCAAATTACGACGCCGATCTAAATCGCGCGATGCTGTCTGAGATGCGATCTGCATATGATCATAAGCTCGCCCAGCTTTCGAGCCAGCTTATGGCCACAGAAGGTCGCTGGAGAGAAACTAATCACCTTTTAATATCAGGTCAGAACCATCAAAAGATTGAGCCCAATTCCACAAAGTCTCCACAATCCAGATTTATCACAAATCTGGGCATCGACCAGAATAAAATAGAGGTTGATGATAATCTTGTCTTCTTCTTGACGCCTTTCACCGCCGAAGAGCACAGGCTATACGTCAGGGTGCAGCGAGTATGTAATATGAACGGCCTGAAGTGTGTACGGGGAGATGAAACGCAGGCTAGTGGTGAAATTCTACCTCATATAGTTCGGCTGATGCTCGAAGCAAAAATTGTTATAGCAAATATAACAAGCAGAAATCCAAACGTATTTTATGAGTTGGGGTTAGCTCACGCGTTGGATAAGCCGACGATTCTTATCGCAAGCACGCTAGAAGATGTGCCCTTTGATGTTCAATCAAAGAGGACTATCATATATAATGACTTCAAAGAGCTTGAGATGAAGCTCACGAGAGCTTTTGTTCATATGTTCAGAAATGAACACGTGGAAGAATAGCCAAAAATTTATTCTGACATGAAGAAAAAAAGGCTGGGGTGCGGTGTACGCCTTTGAGGGGGCGGGATGATTCCACCCCGCCCCCCTTCATGACGCGCTTGATTGGGAGGTCGAACCTCCAAATGTATTTATCATCGCGATTCAAATCGCTGCCGATTTCCAAAATATTTCGATCATTTCCATCGTGTTAAGCATTCGCGTTAGGATGATGGCTGAGGCGAAATCTTACGATCGGCAGCGTAAGGGAGTAGCGATGCCAAAATCAAATTACCGTGCAGATGTCATCGGTTGCTATGCAATGTGGTCGCCAACGCTGCATCATGAGCATCGTAGAAGGTTTCCTTCACAAGCCCACACGATCATCAAGATTGGAAGTTCCGAAGACATATTTGGCCGGATTGATAACCACAACGGCATTGATTCAAAATATTCTACATTGCACTGGGCCAATGATAGAGACGGCTATGCGCATGTGAAAGACTGGAAGCTGTGGCGGATAACGCAAGAGCTTAATGGTTTCTCGCTCTTGGGGCGGGAGCGACAGCTACAAGCCGTTCACTCGAAGATAGCGTCCTTCGTCTGGGAGGATATGCATCGCAAAATATCCGACCGCAAATATGTGCCTGCTGTCGAAGAATTGTTCGTATGCAAATTTGCTGCCGTCAAAGCCCAGTTTTGCATGCCCATGATGCCCATTCCAGAGTTAGGCGACACGTGAGGATGTGCCGCGCCTAAGCCACTCGCCCAACTCTGGGTCGAGGCTGATTGAGGTGATGTCATGTCCTCGCTTGGCATATCGCATTTCTATGGTAGCCTTAGCATCGTTGCAGGCGCGGCAGGCAGGCGCGAGGTTCGCGATGCCGTTGCTCCCGCCAAGGCTGAGCGCGACGACGTGATCGATGATGGTTGCGGGGGTGACGTGACCGAGAGCGCGGCAATAGCGGCACAATGGTTCATTGCTGAGGATGGCGAGGCGTTGGCGGCGGTAGGTAGCGGATCGGTCCCGAAGCGACGCACTGCCGCCGTTTTTCACTGCTTTGACTGATTTCCCGAATTGGGTCGGTCTGCGAGGCATCCGCTATTTAGTAGTTTCGACCAGTCGCCAATTGCCCCCGTCGAGGTGTCTGCAATGAAACTCACAAATAGAGTCGGGGAATTCCCAAATCCGTTGATTCTAAAACTTTACCGCTCTGGATGAGGTGGTATTGTGTGGCATGGGAGGATAGCATCCATGCTGCTGGAAAAGTTTTCGCGTTTTGTAAAATCGTATAATTTGACTTTTACGCCACGGCATGGAGGCGCGGCGCATCTGCCTTTCATCGAAAGTGGATCAAAGCCAGCGATGCTCAAGGCGTTTCGCCGCTCGATTAAGGCCGATCAGGCTTGGCGCAAGCTTGGCAACGGCGATTTGGTGGAGCTTATAAAAGCGCAGCATGACGCAGAGCGAGACGCAGTTGTGCTGCTGTTTCATCGTGTCCGTCCGAATGCCCCCGATCCGACTTACCGCAAAAAAGCTCGCGACAGCATGTCGGTGCGTCGGGCCACTCGCGAAATAGACGAAGATCAGTCGCTATCCGCACATCTTGTGATAAGCATTAAGCCAACCAAGGCAGGGCAATACAAAGCTGTTCTGGAAGAGGTTCCGGGTCTGAGTTTGTCAAATGTCATGCCTGTTATCCAAAAATCGCTCAGAGAATACGAATATGATTTTAAAGATCGGCGCGGAGAGAAGCAATCATCTTACATGATGGCGAAAAGTGCAGGTGTAAAGTCAGAAACGATAGCCGATACCTTGAACAATAAGGGGCGGTTGACGCTTTTGACGTTGGTCAAGCCTGCGCCGCCAGAAATGGTGGACAGCGAGGGTATATTTAAGCCGCGTGATCAACGCCTGAAGATAACTGTTGATCGGAGCTTAGCTGATCCCAATATGTTGGAAAAGCTAGAAAACTATATAAAGAACGCCCGCAGTGACGGCTGGGACAAGTTTGACGTAGAACTTCAGTTCGACAACGACCGCATAAGGACGGTTACAATTGAGCGGGAAGACGAAGCGCGTGAGACGCTGTTTGTAAAGGCCAAAGAAGTGCACGTGTCTGACGAATTGCCGGTCTGCACCGCTAAGATAATTGAACCACTTGTTGTCAAAATGGCGAAGGTGCTCAAGGCTGCGTAAGCATGGATAACCGTGTCCTAGTCACGCCATTGAATTATCTAAGACTGGTAGATCAGCGTCGCGTGCGACTGATCTACCAGAATCTAACTGCACATCTTATATTGTTCATATTATTTTCTGTTCCATTTTTGATTTTTGAAAAGGCAAACTTTTTTCATAAAGACGGCTTTATCGACAAGCTCGGTTCTTTTTCTTCGGTGCTGACGGGTTTTTATGTGGCCGGGTTGTTGGCGGTAGCGACTTTCGGTGAACACGGAACAAACGATAAGCCGATCACCGTTGGTCCGATCATACTTCCGAAACGTCGCCATCATCTGCTTGGATGGAGGCGGAACGCTAATCCTTCTGGAGGGGAATCCGAGTTTGAGGATGACGACCTCGCTGATGATCAGCATCTGAGCCGCCGCGAGTATGTCTGCTATATGTTTGGATATCTGGCGTTCGCATCGTTGGTGATCACCATTTTTTCCATAGTGGTGATTTCCGTGCTGTCCGCAGGCTCGCAAATAAGGCCACTGCACCATCAGCTTGGTGCATATCGCCTGACCGTCAAGCCGGATTTTTTTCGTGGAATGATGGTGATAGCGGTGTCCGCGTACCTTTCGCATGTCATAATAACAACGTGCCGTGCGCTGTATTATTTGACGGATCGTTTGTACGCGAAGGAGCCCGAGCTTCTTCCTCGAACGGACGATGAAGGCAATCATTAAGACTGGATGTGGTTGGTTGCCTTAAGGACCATTTGGTCTACTAAAAGCGATCTCCCATCCAAGGATTAATCATGGCCGACGAAAACTTTGAAATTGACGTTGTCGAACTCGCCACCGAACTGACCGTGGCTTGGCTCGCTAACCCCAACACCCGCACGTCGGCCGATGATGTTCCCGCGTTCCTGCACAAGATGCACGAGACGGTTTCGAGCTTGATGGGCGGCGGTGCGACGACCGAGGTTGAAGCTCCCGTCGAATACACCCCCGCCGTGTCGGTGCGGAAATCCCTCGCATCGCCTGACCACATCGTCTCGATAATCGACGGCAAGCCCTACAAGACGTTGCGTCGTCACCTCGCCACGCATGGTCTGACGCCCGAGGAATATCGAGAGCGCTATGGTCTGAAGCCCGACTATCCCATGGTCGCTCAAACCTACTCGGAAAGTCGCCGCGCGATGGCGAAGAAGATCGGGCTGGGACGCAAGCCCGGCAGCAAGGTCGAGAAAGTCGCGTCCAAGCCGACCAAGGCTCAGGCCGCTAAGGCTGCTGCCAAAGCGCATCTGGGCGGCGAAGGCTAAGATGAACAAACGGGGCGGGAGCGATCCCGCCCTTTTTTCATGATCATGCGAGGGCGACCCCTTGGCTAAGCCCGACCGTGGTGCGATCATGGTCAGCGGGAGATAAGCCATGGAATACGTTGACGCCTCTTTGATCTGGGCCGGAGTTACGGCAAGCATCGCCATTTTTGGCGCTGTCGTGCTCGTTCTTGGCCAGTTGCCTCAGAAGAACCGCATGAAGCCCTAAGTGGGCCGTCCATGACGGACATCCCGTATGCGCGCTTTCAACAGGCGCTTGGCGACATCATTATCAAATGGGCGGTGGCGGAAGAACACTTTCGGCAGCTTTTGACCGCTGTCGCTGGGCTGGAACCGCTCGAAGGCGAAATCATTTTCGATCGCGTTGCTGCGGGCAAGCAGCGTGAGATATTGATGCTGTTGGGAAAATGGCGACACTGTGAGGCGGTGCAGGGCGATTTAGCTTTCTGTGCCCGGCTCCACGCGATCAATGGGGCAAACCGCAATCTCTTCGCCCATGGCCATATCGGTTTTGGTACCATGGGGGATCAACCTCCCAAAGCGAGCCGGATCAAACTTCAACTTGGTAATCCCCATCACAATAGAATGTGGGAAATCGAGTTCTCTGACGTTTTGCGCATAGCCGACGACATCCAACTCTTCGACCACTACGCGCGATATCTTGCCTTCGCGATTTCTGACGATCGGCATAAGCCAAGCCGATATGTCGGCGGCCTCCATCGCCCCAATGAGCCTATCGACCACAGCAAAGAGTGGACTGATTTAGGCAAAATTTGCAAAGACGAATTTGACTTTTAATAAGTTGGGCGTAGGCCATGCCTCATAGACAACCGTGAAGGCGATGAATCATGGCCCTGAAAGACATCTTCAACCTCTTTGACGACAAGCTCGCCGACGTTTTCGCGAAGAAGGCGTACGATCCCACGAAGGATCGCGCCAAGCTGGTGAAGCGCCTTGAAACGCAGAAGGCCAAGTTTCTTGCGACCGAACCCGCGCGCGGCGCGAAGGATTTCAAGATTGCGAATGGTGTCGTTGAATTCCGCCCCGTACTCCCCGGCGGACATCCGCTGGTGCTGGGCGGCAAGGAAGTGAACTATGTCCCATCGGAACGTTTCACGGATGTCTTGGACAAGCTGATTGCCGAAGTGCAGGCGGGCGAGGTTGACGATCAGCTTGAGGGCAAGGAAGGCAGCGCGCCTATGCCTCGCGCTCGTACAGCCCGTGCACCTCGCGAAGGTGGCGGCAAGGGCTGGTCGGAAGAGCGCCGGGCAGCTTATGCGGCTACGATCGCGGCGCGTAAGGCAGCGAAAGGAAATGCCGAATGACGCCGGATGCTGTCCAAGCGCTCAAGATCAAACTTGATCATGATCTAAAGCAAGCCAGACCAGAGGTAGGAATTCGCTTTGGCGTTGACGCTTACCGCGAGTTTTCGAAAGCGGGATGGTTCAAACCGATGCCGTTTTCGGCATTGGGAACAGGAGCATTCCCAATCGATCTGCCAACTTATAAGGGCCATTATGCGGGTTGCGATCCAAATGCGCCCGATGAGGATGCAGAAGTAGGCAAATGATAACGGGGGCGGGGATTTCTCCCCGCCATTTTACATCGAAGCACTGTTTGTAAAAATTGACATAGCACAATTCTAACTAACAGGGTTGAAGTGGTCGGGTCGATAATTACCTCATGATACAATGAGGAGAATTTGTGATGCTGACTGATCAAGAAATTGAGGCGGGAAAGGCCAAGCTGCGCCACACGTCAGATGTTCTACATGAGCACAACGATTGCATTCGTCTGGCGTATGAGTGGTTGGACGCACAATTGACGATCAAGAGTGGCGCGAAGAAATTTCGCCCACTTAAACATATCATCGAGAAATGGGCAGGGCGCTACGTCAGCCAATCGGATGTCGAGGTTGCGGCCATCATGCACCCACGCATCATGGGCGAGTACCCGAATTACAACCTGTCGGCGAAGATCGTGCTGCCCAACGATCGCCGGTTGCAGGGTATAGGCGAAGCGCTGACGCAGGGACAGCGGGACCGAATGGACCGCTCTATCTACTCGACTGTCGAGGCGTGATGCGAAGAAGGCCGGTGGGGCACCACCGGCCTTCTCCATGAATTTCTTACTGTTCGCCTTCGTCGGCAGTTTGATGTGCGTCGTCCTCGCCTAATTGTAACTCATTCCTTAGAAGCGTCGGTAGGCCGTCCGAAAATTGCAGGATTCGTTCAAGTAGATCGTCACTGGTACGATATTCTTCGGCGCTTAGGTCTCGGCCGCGATCCATATCACGATCGATTTTGCTTTGAACCAGCGAAAATCGAAACGCGACGCTCGCGAACTCCAACAATTCTGTTGATACAGCGGGTCGGAAAAGAAATCGAGCCTGAAGTAGTGCGGTGTGGAAGCGGCCAAAAGCCTCACCGGTGGGAGGTCGACCGTGGATCATGACGTAATGCGCAAACTCTTGAGCCTGATCGTAGACAATCATTCGACGGTCATAAAGCTCGCTACGCAACCTGATCTCTTCAAGCCTCGCTTGGCGCTCTAGAATGGCATTCTGCTGCGATGCGATTGTGACTTGTCGTTCAGTGATGTCAGCCTGCCGCCGAGCGATACCAGCTTGCTTTAAGCCAATGGCCGTCGCACCCATTACCGCCGCAAAGCCTGTGGTCAAAGTGGCGAAGGAGGGCCAGTCGAATGTTTCCCAGTGGATCGGCATAGCTCTAGGCTATGAACCGCCAGTGCGCAAAGCCAGCGAAAATCCACGCGTCAAGGGATTGTCGCAGATTTTTAGAGGTGTAGGGCGGACTAGGGCGGCATGGGAGACGGTAAAGGATCATTCGAATGGATTACTACTTTGTGCAGGCCCACTATCCGAACGGACGGGCAGAAAACTATGTCGTGAAGACGGATGGTGGCTCTAAGAAGGCCCGTGAGGTGGTAGAGGCTGCCGAACCCCATGCCGATCGGGTCGAAGTCGAGACTGCTGCTCCCGAGCGGGTTGATGCCGCTTATCCAGATTTGCAGGAAGACTATCCACTCTGGATGAGTAATACTTCCGGCTGATTTAAGTCGAGGGGCAATTCTGGCGTGTGGGCCGCTATCCCGCGCGCTAGATTGGCGCTGTCACCGCTGGGCTGTCACCTGAGACGTTTTCCCCCAGACGCACAAATATAGCCATTTATCGAGTAATATAATTACGTATTGCTAATATATAATAATAATAATTCCTTCAATTACTCTATGGTTTTTTGGGATGTCTCTATGGACCCCCAAATCTGGTGACACCCGGTGACACCGCCTCAAAAACCGCAGAAATCCGCCATTCCCGCTGTCACCTGAGGTGGTGACAGCCGTCACTTTTGCGGTTGGGGTGTCACCAAACTGGTGACAGCTAGGTGGCACCAAAAAGTGACAGCCGGTGACACCCTAGGTGACAGCCCGAGTCACCCGAGGTGACAGCCCGGCGACATCCCCCGTGAAATTGAACTTCGCAATATAGATTTAAATCGACATCAGATTTGGGCGTCGAGTATAAATACATGAGACAAGGGCCATTGCGGGGTAGTAGTCAACGAGTTTCAGTTTTCCTCCACAGGAAAAGATCAGAAGACCCGATGTGCCGCAATCGCATCGGGTCTTTTTTGTGGAGTAGAAAATGAATGACAATATTGAATTTCCGATCAATCTAATGCCACCTCGCATTCGAGACGCAATCGAGGCTCAGGTCGCGATAGGCAATTACCATCTTCCATCTGTGGCGACAGCGGCACTGGCGATTGCGAGCCATGCAGCGCAAGGCCTCTATGACATCGACTTTCTTGCGCGGCCTTCAACCGTGCCCGCTTCGGTCTTCGCAATGATCTGTGCGCCATCAGGTTCTGCCAAATCCTCGCTTTTCGAACCCATGCTGGCCGGTGTCCGCCAGTGGCAACATCGCGTGTCGGATGTTCATCGCCTCTCGCTGGCCGATTATGAAGTGGATCGTCGTCTCTATGAACGTCAACGTCTTGCGGCTGAGAAGGAAAACGACCGGGATACGCTCATTGACCTTGAGCGCCGCAAGCCGCGCCCGCCACGATCGCCGCAGAACGTGTCGAGCAAGATCACGACGAATGGCCTGTTCCGTTCTCTGCATGACGACTGGCCCACCCATGCGGTGTTTACGCCCGAGGGCGCATCGTTGCTCAAGGGCTACAGCCTTAATTCCAAGAATGCGCCTGAGGAATTCGGCGGGACTCTCGCGAGCTTGTGGTCTGGGGAGATGATTGACCGCACAACCGGCGACCAACGCATGATCCTTCGCGATCGTCGGTTGTCGATGCTCGTGATGGTGCAGGGGAGCGTCGCGGAAGAATTTCTGTCAAGCGAAGCGCTCGAAGGGCAGGGGCTATTGGCCCGTTTCCTCGTGGTGAATGCGCCAACGTGGCACCCGCTGGACGAGGATTTCACTGCGCCGGATCATCGCGAGCGGACGGAGCGCTTGCTGCGCCGGATGGATCGTTTCCACGGCCGTATCGACCAGATGTTGAGCGAACCGCTCGCGACGCGTGATGGCCAAGACGGTGAACTCGATCTTCCCACGATGACGTGGACGCGGGAAGCGGCACAGGTCATGCGGTCGTTTCAGATGGAGGCGCTGGCGTGGAACCACCGTGAAACTGAGAACTGGTTCCGCCGATCGTTTGAACACGCTGTTCGTCTCTCTGGCGTGCTGGCAATTTTCGAGGATGAAGAGGCGATTAGCGAGGCGACGGCGCGGGCTGGGGTTGCGCTGACGCGCTTCTACGCGGCTCAGCTTCGACAGATGGATGTCGCGCCCATCAATGAGCGCCATGCTCAGTACCATCAATATATCGCACCCGCCCTCAAGAAATTTCGCGCCAGCCCGAATGGTCTGACTATGAGGGAACTCTATCGGACAATCTGGAAGAAGCTCGATCCGGATCATCGCGGACGCATTCTTGAGACGATGGAACGTGACGAATTGATCACAAAAGAGAAGGTCCGAAAGGGCACGAATGAGATAGTGGTATATCGGCTGCGGGAGGGCGAATGAGATGAACGTCACCCTCTTTGACAATCTTTGGGATAACATTGGGCGCGAATGGGATGTCAGTCCTGCGGACTTCCTCAGGACGTTGGTCGCCGCGCCCGCGCCTCTGAGACGCGCCGACAAGGCTAGGGCGCTGGCCTTCTGCGGATGCCGGTTCGATGGTACGCGGGCAAAGCATAATGCGCGCGACCTTTCGGTGATTGCGCTCGATGTTGATGATGGCGGGGCGGACTGGTTTGACGCCGCGTTCGAGCTAGATGATCTGGGCTGCGCTTACGCGCTCTACACGACGACGAAACATCGTCGGGACCACAACCGCTACCGGATCGTCATCCCGCTATCAGCGCCGGTTGGCGGGGATGATTATGCCCGCGTGTGGAATTGGTTTTCCCGGTTTTTTGCCTCTCATGGCATCATCGTAGACCGGGCGACCAGTGACATCAGCCGGATGTCGATCGCGCCCCATTGGTGGGAAGGCCAAGACGATAAGGGCGGCGAATACCCGGACGATGATAATGAGGCTCAGCGCGCGATTGCGCGGCCAGATTGGCCGTTGTTTCCCGTTGAGGTAGCATTGGCGGCGGCCACGGAATCAGAAGTCATCACGAGCGTGGAGAGTCAGCCAGACCATGCCGGGGATTATCGGAAATGGCAGAACTGGCACGTCACCCGCGATGTCCTATCTGACCTCGACATTAGCCCCATCGTGCCGCGAGCGCGCCTCGATGCTGAGATGTCATCGACCGATAGTGGCCGGACGTTTCGCTTCCTATGTGGATGTGCGGTTAAGGCAATAGGTGGCGGCTATGACGTGGATGAGGCTGTTTTGCGGGCGCTAGGATTGGAATTCTCGCGTCGCGTGGGACGGAAGCCGGATGGACTGGCGAGGGACGCGCGAAACGCGCTTATGAGAGCGAGGACGCTGGCATGAACCGGGAAGATAGGATTGCTGCCGTCGCCGCTATGCGTGACCTTGAAGCTTCGCCATTGCCACGCGAAACGGCACAGATACTTGTCGGCCAGTACGTCTTCACGACCAAGGCCGAAGCAATGAAGAAGACGAAAGAAATTATCGCGTCGGCAAGCGCTGATGGAATGACCGATGAGGCGCAAGCGTTCTTCCAAGCGCTTGCGGACAATCACCCTTCCATCAACGAGAAGACGGAAGGTCGTTCCTATGTTGTCGAGCCAACGGGCTATCGCTACTCGAATAGATTGACGATAAAGACCGTCAGTCTTCGTATTCAATTCACTGATCGACCTGATTGGAACACTGATAACGAGGCATATCACCGACATCGGTCTCAATTTCCACACAATTCGATCCCTCTTGGCGTTGATGCGTGCCTACGCATCGTACCGCATCATCAGCGCGTTAAAGCCGCAGCCCGGATGACGGCGGGTAAGCCCTCTCTGCATGGTACTGCCCGTCGATACATGCAGAGTAACGCCGTCCATAAGCCGCATTTGACATGTTCGATATGCAAAACGTGGATCGAAAGTGATGATCTTCATTGGGATCACCATCCGCACGGCTTTTCTGACATATTTCGAGAATGGCGAATTCAGATGTTACTGACTTGGCAAGGCATTCGGCTTGATCACGCGAATCAGCATCGATTTACCGATCCCAATCTTGCCAGTTCGTGGTATCGATTCCACGAGCATTTCGCTAATTTCCGGCCCACATGTTCGGAGTGCAACATCGCGGATAAGGATCGGCTGCCGCTCATTCTAACCGAGGAAGAGTGGCAAGATTGGTGTAGATCAAACTCCGATATCCTGTGACGGTCGTTCATCCCGATTGTGATTTGGGGACTTGTCAATCTACATCGTCAAACTATGGTAGTTCTTCCGGCTCATTGTGTCGTTGCCATTCCAGCATATGCAAGTCGAGTTCCTTAAAGAGATGTAGACTGAACCCGACGTTTTTCCGATCTGATACAAATCGTCTAACTTCGCGTTCATAGGCAGCGCTTGGAAGGTCGGGGTGTCTTCGCTGGCCTGTGCGCGTCCAGCCTACGGCGTCCCAAAGTTCGCCCTGAATGATTTGCGCTTCTTGGAGGCCAGCGTCATGCCGCTCTTGTGCTGCTGTCGCCAATTTGCTTGCACTGTCAGCGGACGGGTAACCACCTTTCCGATAAATTTGTGCTATTTCGTGCAGCGTTTCGAGGTGTGTTGAAACGGCTGATTGCTCGATGGCGATATTCAGAAGTCGCGATACACTTGTCTTCTGCCACTTTCCGCCCCGTCGCGCCGGGATACCCGCGATGTTTAACTCAAGAGCTATCTGTTCGAGCCCAACGTTCCGCCCGTCACTAATCAATTCCCGCAGAATGGGTATAAGGCCACGTGCCCACGCGCGCGCCGCTGTGCGTCGATTTTCAATCCCTTGAAGCTCCAAGGCAACTTTCTGCTCTACCGGCCTCGCCACACATACCCTCCTGTTACCCCTCGTGTAACCGCAACCTCGTAGGCGGAAAAGTCAGTCATTCTCTCCCTGTTCGTAAAACAATTCGTGGAGACAAAATGCCCCTGACGCCTGCTGCATTCGCCCCTTTCATCGAACTCGTGCACGGTGAGGCCCTCGACGTGATGTCGCAGCTTCCCGACGCGCACATTGACCTCATCGCTGCTGACCTGCCTTACGCCACGACCGAATGTGAGTGGGATCAGCGTATCGACATGGAAGCATTGTGGCGGGAATTTCGCCGCATCACGACGCCGACCGGGACGATTGTCCTGAATTCGGCGGGCCGCTTCACGGGGGACCTGATGAGCGCCGCACCCGATTTGTATAAGCAGACGCTCATTTGGCAGAAATCGCGGCCTTCTTCGCATTTGAAGGCGAAAAACCAGCCCATCAGCGAACATGAAGAGGTGCTGGTCTTCTCGAAGGCTGCGATCGTGGACGCATCACGTTCGACGCGGCGTATGACCTATAACCCGGTTGGTGCCGTTCCTGACCGTCTTCGGGTCAAGCGGCGGGTCAAGACGCGTGCATATGGAAAGGCGACGAGCGCTCGCGTCGGCGAAACTTACATGTCTTGGAAAAATTTTCCGCGCTCGATTTTGAAGTTCGATAACCCGCACCGTCCCTTTCACCCTACCCAAAAGCCTGAGGCTCTCATGGAGTTTCTGATTGCCGCTTATAGCGGGCCGGGAGATGTCGTGTTGGACTGCTGTATGGGTAGCGGAACGAGCGGCGTGGCAGCGGTTCGGTTGGGCCGGAGCTATTTCGGCATCGAGCGTGACGAAGAATATTTCGATCACGCGTTCGACCGGATCATGGATGAAAAGAAGAATCCCAAGCCCTTCGCATGTGACCTTCTTAATCCCGAATCTGCTGCGGCGAACGATGAATATGACGTTGTCGCGGCTGAGTAATTCGCACAAGTAAAAGTTTTTGTTACTTCGTGGCGCAGCGCACAACGATTCAAAATAAAATCAGAAATGCCAATGTGCGCGAACAACGGTGAGTTGTCGTGGTCAACGTCGTGCTTATCCACGAGTGGAACATCTAAATCGGCAGTGAACAGTTCGGTTTGTATAAAAAGTGGTAGATTTTTCGGGGTCTTGCCGAAGAGGAAAACTGAAGCAATATGTCTGGACATCGGCGGTTTTGCCGGGAAATTTAGGATGTAGTTATGAAACTTAGTGATATGGAAATCAAAGCGCTATCTGAGGACGGTATTGGCGGCATTAAAGCGAATCTTTATTTCCTTATGGAGGCGGCTGGCGACGGCGTTGTCGTAGACGGTGCGACGATGTCATGGACCAAGGACGATCCAGAGGATTGCGATGGCGAAGATCGCGATTGGTGGACCCTCAGGGTCGATCACCCGAGTTTCTCGATCAAGGGTGATCGCACCGAACTCATGGACGCTTACAACGTCTATGGGGACGAGATGGCGGCAGTGGCATGGTTGCGGCGCAACTTCCGCGAGGATTGGGAATATGTGATCAGTGAGTGAGCTTATCACCAACGATGGACTTGCTGGCCTACTGGGCATCATCGTCCGCCGTCGTGCGGCCGGGACGCTCGACATCCTCACGATCAAAATCGTCCCGCTGGGTGCGCGGCCATGACAGAGGTAGAAATCTGGCGAGACGGCAACGCCGTGTTGACGCAACGCGGTTCGGTCTATTGTTTCGATAACACCGTTGATGAACCGATCTATGGATGTTCTGCCACCGACTTCCTTGAGCGTGATCACCTTGGTATCATCCCAAGTGCTGCGCTGTGGGCGTTGAACAATCAGGAATTGTGATTTTTCCAGCTTATCGGCGGGATACGCGGCCCGCTGATTAAGTAGTCATAGGAGGAGCCCTTATGACGAATGAAAGAATCGAAAACCTGCGCCGCATTCTTGAAGTAACCTACAAACCTGACGAATCCAAGGATGTCGAGTTCGCCTATTTATTAGGCAGCATCGACGGGATTATGGCCGTGATCGGCAAGCTGGAAGACGGCGATGTTGTTAAACACTGATCAGCCCGATTATGCCCAGATGGCTGAGGCTGCCCCGCTGTCCGAATGGTCCATCCCCCGTCTTATCGCTGACATCTGGTCGGATGGTGATGAGGAGGATCGGCGAAAGATTGACCGACATCTCGAACGGATGCGCCGCCAGTGCGAGCGCGACCATGCCGACATGCAGCAT